GGGCAGACCCTGCACATGCAGGTGCGCCAGTATTGTGGCTGGCTGCGCGAGGTAGCGGCTGGCCGCCAGTCAGAGGAACTTGGTGGGCTGGACCTGGTACAAGAGCGCGCAGCCCTGGCGCGTGAACAACGCATGGGCATCGAGATTAAAAACGCTGTCGCCCGCAGCGAGTACGCGCCGATCGCGATGCTGGCCGAGGTGCTGGCCACGGCCAGTCAGTCGGTGGTCGAGCGGTTTGACCAGCTGCCCGCTGCCCTACGCAAAACCTGCCCCGACTTGCCAGAGGCTGCGCGTGATCAGGTCATGAGCCTGCTGGCCAACGCCCGCAATGAGTGGGTGAGGGCGACGGCTGAGCTGGTCAGCAAGACCATGACGCCAGCCGAGGCCGAGCCAGACTTGATTGAGGTTGACGAATGAGCCGCGCCCCGTCCGAAACTCTGCGCGCTGTGCTGTCAGCGGTCACGGCCGGCTTGTCGCCGCTGCAGGCCGTGGCGCCGCAGCGGCTGAGCCAGTGGGCTGAAGAAAACTTCTTCTTGTCGGCCGAGTCCAGCCACACGCAAGGGCGATGGACTGCTTACCCGTTCCAGATCGGGTGGATGGATGCTTTCAGCAATGACGACATCAAGGAGGTGACGGTACGCAAGGCCAAGCGGGTCGGGTACACCAAGACGCTGCTGGCCTTTATGGCCTACAACGCGGTGCACCGCCGCCGCAAGCAAGCGCTGTGGCAGCCGACCGACGATGACCGCGACAGCTTTGTCAAGTCCGAGGTGGACCCGATGCTGCGCGATGTGGACGCCATCAAACCGGTGCTGCTGTCGGGCAAAGAAGACACCATGAAGCTCAAGTCGTTCTTGGGCTCGGTGCTGCACATCCTGGGCGGCAAGGCCGCGCGGGCTTACCGGCGTATCACCGTAGCCGTGTCCATGCTGGACGAGGTCGATGGCTTTGACCAAAAGATCGAAAAGTCATCAGACCCTATCACCCTGGCCCGTGGCCGCTTGGAGGGCGCTCCGTTCCCCAAGCTGATCGCGGGCAGTACGCCCCGAGTCAAGGGCTTGAGCCATATCGAATACCGCGAAGAGCATGCCGACGCGCGCATGACCTACCACGTCACATGCCCGCACTGCACGGCTGAACACCCGCTGCTGTGGGGTGGCTCCAAAGTAGCGCATGGATTCAAGTGGGACGGCGCGGATTCGGTCACCGTGCGCCATGTGTGCCCGCACTGCCACGGTGCCATCACTCAGGCCGACTACCTGCGCATCTGGCAAGACGGCGCGGCCTGGGTGAGCGAGTGCGGCGAGTACCGCTATGGACATGACGCCGTATGGACCAACGCCCAGGGCGACAAGCGCAGCGCCCCGCGTCATGTGGCCTACCACATCTGGACCGCCTACAGCCCGCAGCGCGAATGGTCTGACATCGTGCGCGAATTTTTAGAAGCCAGCACCAAAGGCAAAGCAGGCGAGACCGGCCCACTAGAAGGTTTCATCAACGAAACACTGGGCGAGTGCTGGGAAGAAACACTTGAAAAAGCCGATGAAAATGCCCTGGCCCGCCGTGCCGAAGACTACCGCCGCTTCACAGTGCCCTTTGGCGGCCTGGTGTTGGTCACCGGCTGCGACGTGCAAGACAATCGATTTGAACTGGTCACCTGGGCCATTGGGCGCGGCGAAGAAATGTGGGCGGTGGACTACACCGTCATCCCAGCCAACCCCGCCGACGAACGCGAGTGGGACAAGCTCGACGCCTACCGTGAAACCATTTTCACGCATACCAATGGCCGCGGCATGCGCATCGAGGCCATGGCTGTGGATACGGGTGGCCACTTCACGCACCAGGCCTACAACTATTGTCGCTTGCGTGAACGCATGCGCGTATTTGCCGTACGTGGTGACCCGCAGCCCAGCAAAATGGTCAAAGGCAAAGCCACCATTCAAGACGTCAACTGGCGCGGGCAAGTGCTCAAGCGCGGCGTGCGCCTGTGGTACGTGGGCACCGACACCGCCAAAGACCTTATCTATGGCCGCTTGATGGTCTCTCAGCCCGGCGCGGGTTTTGTGCACTTCAGCAAAGACCTGTCGCCTGAATTTTTTGTGCAAATTACCGCCGAAAGCCGCGTGCCCCAAAAAACCAGCCGCGGCATTGAGTACAAGTGGGTCAACACCAAGCGGGCCCGCAACGAGGTGCTTGACTGCACCGTTTACGCCATCTTTTGCACCCACGTTTTGGGACTGCACGCCTACACCAGCGCTATGTGGGAAAAGCTGGCCGAGGCCGTCGAGCCCAAAACAGCTGACCTGTTTGCGCAGCCCCAACCCGCGCCGCTGGTCAACACAATTTCAACCACTTCAACCAACCCCGCCCAGGCTGCGCAAAACCCAATGCGCAGACCGTCACGCACATCAGGACCAGCCCGAACATGGTGAAAACATACACACCCAAAACACCCGATTTGATCGATGGCGAGCCGCCTTTTGTGCCCGCTGACAATGATCTGATCGATGACGTGCTGCGCCGAGTCATCGAGATGGCGCCCGCCTTCAACGCCGCGCTGGCCGCTCAAATCAGCAAGCAGGTGCGCCACGATTGGGCTGGCGACACCGTGAAGGTCTGTTACGTGGCCCACCAAACCAAAACCATGCGCAGCCAAAGAAACGAAGCGATCAAGCGCGACTGGCAACGTGGTGAGCGCCTGGCACTGCTGGAGCGTCGCTATGAGCTATCCGAACGGCGCATCCGGCAAATCCTTTTTGGCTGAAAAATTGAAACGCCTGGACTGAAAATTTCACACCCGCATGGGCAAGATGACTTCATTTTTAAGGGTCCGCGCCCGTGACAGCTTTTACAGCCACCACCGAACCAAGCTCCATCATTGCTGGCGACACTGCCAAATGGCTCAAAACGCTGACCGACTACCCGGCCAGCACGGGCTGGTCTTTGGCTTACATGCTGGTCAATGCTGGTAGCCGCTACAACTTCAGCGGCGCTATGCAGTCCGATAGCTATTTGGTCACTGTTGCAGCCACCGTCACCGCCACATGGGCGGCTGGCACCTACGCCTGGCGCGCGCAAGTCAGCAAGTCGGGCGAGGTCTACACCGTGGGCAGCGGCAACATTGAGATCAAAGCCTCATTCGCCAGCGCCATCGACACGCGCAGCACCGCCAAGATCATGCTTGACAATGTGAATGCAGCGCTGACCAAGACCGCCAGCGAAAACGTCATGCGCTACATGATCGCTGGCCGAGAATTGTTTCATTACGGCATTCCAGAACTGCTGCAGCTGCGCGACCGCCTCACCGCCGAAGTCGCCCGCGAAAACATCGCCACCAGCATCGCCAATGGCCAGGGCAACCCCGGTCGCATCCAGGTCAGGCAATAAAAATGGCATCCATCATCACTCTGGCCAAAAACTGGCTCAGCCAAAAAGCCGCTCCAGCGCTGAGCATGCGCCGGTTTCAGGCCGCCCGCATTGACAACAGCACCAGCCAATGGCTAGCCACCGCCAACAGCATCAATCAAGAGCTGCGTTATGACCTGGACTTGCTTCGTCGACGCGCCCGCGAGCTGGTCAACAACAACGACTACGCCGCCAAGTTTGCGGGCATGGTCAAAGACAACATCATCGGCCACAGCGGCATTCGGCTGCAGATGCGCGTGGAAGACAAGCCCGGCCAGCCCGACAACATGGCCAACGACGCCATCGAGGCCGCATGGGTGGAGTGGGCTCAGGTCTGCGACATCACGGGCCACATGAGCTTCACGGAGCTGTGCTCGCACCTGGTCAGCAGCCTGCCAGCCGACGGCGAATTTTTGGTGCGCATCGTCAAAGGCGCAGAGGCCGGTAACCGCTTTGGCTTTGCGCTGCAGGTCATCGATGTAGACCGGATCGACACCACCATGAGCGGCAGTGTAGGCGGCAACACCGTCATCATGGGCGTGGAAGTCAACGCCTACCGCAAACCAGTAGCCCTGCATGTGTTTGAGGCCCACCCCAATGACGGCGAGCGCTCCAGCCGCCGCCGCGTCCGCGTCAGTCTTGACGACACACTGCACCGCTTCAAAATCACCCGGCCAGAACAAATGCGCGGCATCCCATGGATGGCGCCCGGCATGCTCAGCCTGCACCACCTGGGCGGCTTCAAACTCAGCGCGCTGCTGGCCGCTGAACATGGCGCAAACCACTACGGATTTTTTACCACGCCAGATGGCGCGGCGCCCGCCATTGGTACTGAAGTCAACAACGGGCAAAACATCACTGTCAGTCAGCCGGGCACCTTTGACACTTTGCCGATCGGCACAACCTTTCAGGCCTATGACAGCAAGTACCCAGAGCAAAACTTTGGGCCCTTCGTCAAAACCACCTTGCAGCGCATTGCTACCGGGTGGCGTGTTGCCTATCACTCGCTGGCCAACGACCTGGAGGGTGTGAGCTTTTCAAGCATCCGCAGCGGCACGCTGGAAGAGCGCGACCGCTGGATGGCCGACCAAGAGTGGTTTATCAGCGTGTTTGTGGAGCCTGTTTTCAAACAATGGCTGCAATTCAGCCTGTTGTCGGGTGCCATCACCATGCCCAATGGCTCGGCCTTGCCCGCTGCCAAGATCGCCAAATTCAGCAAGCATGAATGGCAACCCCGCCGCTGGGAGTGGGTGGACCCGCAAGCCGACATGAACGCCAAGATTTTGGCCGTCAAAGCGGGCATCATGGCGCCGCAAGACCTGAGCGCCTCCATGGGCTTGGACTTTGAAGACACCATCAAAGCCATCGGCCAAGCGCAAAAGCTGGCCAAGCTGTACGACGTGCAGCTCACCGCCTACGACGGCGCACCAGGCGCACAAACGGCGGCCAATACAGGCGCGCAGCCAGCCGCCACACCCGCGGCCAAAAGTATGGACGACCATCGCGCACTCGAACACGCATCCCTTTTGTCAGCCATCGACAGCTTGAGCCAACGCATCGGCACGCAGCCACCCATCCACATCCACACACCCGACGTGCGCACCGATGTGCATAACCACGTATCAACACCACCCGCCACCGTGCAAGTGCGAAACGAAGTCAACGTTCCCGAGACCACCGTCACCGTCGAAGCCATCATGCCCGAGCAGCGCAGCGCCGCGCCCGTGGTCAACGTCACCAACCAGGTGCAGCCATCCAAGGTGACCGTGATCGACAACCACCCCAAACGTGCAGTGCAAAAAGTCGAGCGCGACAAGAACGACGAGATTGTGCAGACCGTCACCATCTTTGAGCGGTGACCCAATGACCGGCATCAAACATCTACTGGCAAACGCCTTTGGCCGCTGTTCCAAGCAAGTGTGGCGGGCCTTCTTTGTGGCCGTGCCGGCTCGGTTGTTTGGCGTGATCACGATCCCGCTGGTGGGCATGGTCAGTGGTGCCTACCAAGTGCAGGCCACTGGTCCTTTGCTCAAGGCCGTGGCCATCTACGCCGCCCTGGGCTTTGCCTGGGCGCTGATCATTGAATTCAAGTGGCCCGAAATTCGCAATTTTTTCATGGAAGTACCAAATGAAAATAGCCCTTCGGCGTGACGCCGCCAAAGACGCCACCGCTATCCAGCGGCTGTTTTGCACTCTGATCAAGGTTCGCCTGGTCAGCCAGTTCTGTCATGGTGGCATCGTCATTGACGGTGCGCTGTACCACATCACCGGCAGCCACGGCGCTCAAGTGCTTCAGCCTGGAAACTGGACGCCTGAGAGCTGGCTGCTCTTTGAAGTTGGCGGTGACGATGGCAAAGCCATCGAGCTGTTCAATGATTTACGTGAAGCACCTCTGGGCT